AAACAACAGAAACAGACGTGCCCCCCGCCGGGCAAGTCCAAGAGTAAGTTCCCGGAGATGTATAGGCTTGCTGCCCTGGCTTAACACCGCCGGCAAACAAACCCGCGCCTGTGGCGGAAGCCGCGCCTCTGGTTCCAACAAATGGCATTACGCAAACCTCGTCTGCGAAGCAAATACGGTGAATGTGGCCGCGCCGGTTTTAATGATGGTGTAGACGTAAGCGTCAACACCAGAAGCATTGCCGGCAGCAGGCGCGAGGCCACCTTGCCATTTAGGCGTCACAGAACTTCCGTCAACTTGCACCACGTTGTTGTAGTATGGTGTCGAACCTTGAGTCACAAGAAACGCCGCCGTGACGCTCTGCCCCGTGCTCATCGCCGTGTTCAAGCTAGTGCCGCTACTGGCACGAAAATTCACCGTCCAGTTGCCAGAGGCGTTGCTGGTGTAATACAGCACCGATTGCGTAGTGACGTCGTAGTTGATCGTGCCCGTCGCCGCCGTGGCTGAAATAGTGGCTACTTCAGCCGCGTCGTTCAGCACCATTGCTAACGCGCTAGAAGAGCCACTGAATGTCTGTGTGGCAGTAAAAGTGGTGGCAGTTCCGGGAGCTACGTAATCTGTGCCCGCAGTGGCCGCCGTAAACGCTGACGTGCCGTTGCCCTTGACCACGCCAGTCAGTGTGACCGCCCCAGTGCCGCCGTTGGCCACCGGCAGCGTGCCCGTGACGCTGGAGGCCAGCGAGATGTTGGATAGCGTGTTGTTTGACCCACTGATCGTTTTGTTGGTCAGCGTCTGAGCGGCTGCTGCGGTATAGACGTCAAACTGCCCCATCGTGATCTTCTTCGAGCCGGCAGTGCCGGCGGAAGAGTCAACGATGTACAGCAGGTCCGCTGGGTCAACGTCAACGCCGTTCAGTGACGGCAGGTCTGAGACTTTTTGGTCAGCCATGATTTACGCCCACATCCTGCTAGGTGTCTGAGGAAACACGCGGAAAGCCTCCAGCTCCGGCGCCTCAGCGGTGTGCCGCACGTTCACATGCCAGCCCTCCAGCGGAGCCATCTCGGGCACTTCGCCCTCATCGGCGGGCAGCATCTTGCCCGTGGGCTTGTAGATCACACCGATGACGTCAACAGCGGCGTACTTGGGCACCTTGACGGTTTCCACGATGTCGCCTTGGACGTTGGTCTGCTCGGTGAAAAGAACCGCATCAGCCTCGGCTTGGTCAGCGAAACGGAGCATGAAATCTTGGTACATGGTCATCCTTTCTCACAGTTCAGGCATCCCCGGCCCGGCACCACAAACCGCCAGCCGCAGGTCTCGCAAAGCTCTCCAGAGGTCTGCTTCAGATCAGCCACTTCAGCGGTCAATTCGTCGTAAAACTGCTTCTGCACCCACTCCTGGCCCGCTGCCAGCAAATGAGCCGGTGTCTCCGTCAGGAGTTGGTTGAATGGGTCGAAGGGGTCGTTCATTTGCGTTTCCTGATCCAGCGCACCAGCGGCATCAACGCCAAGCCGTCTAGGAAGCCTCGGAGGAAGTGGGTCATGCCGTTATTGCCTGAAGTTCTGCGGAGGACAATTTTCGGGGGTAGTATGTGATGCGGCGAAGGTAGCCATTTAATATGTTTGCCCCGTCCCCTCTACGGCCCAAAGTCAGTTGAGTTACTGTGGGAATTGTCCCCAAGGTGTCAGTTGCCGCAGCAGAGCCATTCAAAGAAGACCCAAAGTCATCCAATTTATAAGCGCCGGCCAGTTTTCCTGTTGCAGACCATGCCCCGCTGTTTGTGGATGCTTGAGTTGCGCCAGAAACCAACACCGCCAAAGACGCATTTCCTGAAGTTATTAGTTTGAAAAGCCCAATACGATTGCTAGCCGTTGCGTCGTTCAGTTCTGCCAAATTAAAGCCCGCCGCGTTAGACACCTGCGGAGACGCCTCAACAAACAACGTCCCCTCCGTCGCGTTATACCAAGGCGACAACGTATTCACCGACGCTACGTCGGCGCTGCGGGTCAGGGCTGTGGTGGTGGTGGGGATGTAGCTGGTGGGGAAGGCTCCGGCTTCGAGTTGAGCGCCCCATACAAGCGTTTGCGAGTCTGTTGTTTGTGAACTTGGATTACCGGGGTAAATGATCCCAGTGATATTGGTTGGCGCAGTCAATGCAACAATAATGGTGCATCTATACCAACCATTATTGACAGCTTGGATAGTTGGCGCTGAAGGAGCCGTAGCAGTTCCAGTTACTGTGGCTGCGCTTGCCGTACCAGCCCCACTGAGAGTAAAATCGGCGCGAACATTGTTTGCAACCGTTATTTCTCCTCCAAGTAACAACCGAACCGTTGTGTCAGTTGAACCAGCTTTACAAAAACAACTAAACGCATAGGTTGCCGCGGTAGTGTTTGTGGTTCTATAAAAAACGCCATTAAATGTTGAGGGTGCATTAACTGCCAGCAACGCGGCGGTGGTAGTTCCGTCCGGTGCAACTCCAGCATTAACTGTTGTATCTAAGGTTGCGTTTATTTCGTACCAAGCGTTGCTGGCTGCAACCGTACCAATACTGCTGAAATTTGACGGGTAGACAATATTGCTTCGCTGCTCCTCAATCAGCAGCCCCTGAGCCGCCAAGGTGGAGGGGTTGTAGTCCAGGCGGGGGGCGTCGATGGCTGCGCTCTGCAGTACGCCGGCAGAGTCGAAGTACGTGGCCGTCGATGCACGGGTGAAGGTGATGATCTGCGAGAAGGTTTTGGATACGAGGGCCATGTTTACTCCCAGATGGCGTACTGCGCTGCGACCTGATAGGTGTCAGGCGTGAAATACAAGTCCAACGTGTAGTCCGCAAGCGTAGCAGCACCAAGCGGGTCTGTGGGCACGCCTGCAAACACAAGATCAAGCGTTGGGCCAAGCTGCGCAAACGGATCGTTGGCTGGCGTAATGGCAGAAATGCCGCCGTCACCGTACACACCGCCGTTGGCCGTCCATTCCTGACGGACTCGGTTGACGTACTGTGGCGATGTGCGAACGGTAATCATGCGTAGTAGCTCACGTTCAACTTGGCGCTGGCGGCTTGCTCAATGAAGCGAATGCGCTTCAAGTCACCGTCGTAAGACAACACCGTGGCAATAGGCACTGGCATGCCTACGGCGCCGGTGGGGGCAACCCCGTCATCGCGCCAGCGCACGGCTTGAGTCTCTGGAATGATGACGGCCATCGTGGCGCCGTCCGGCACCGTCAACGCGGCAGCGGCGGACAAAGAAGTGATCTGCTGGTAACCCAAGCAAACGGTGGTGGATTTCAGTCCCATGATGTGTCCTTACGCGAGGAACTTGAGTTTGTACAGGGTGGACAGATACTGCCCGACGATCTCGTCGATGATGTTCTGGATCGGCGTGTCGGTCTTTTCACAGACCTTAAACCGCATGCCCTCAACCTCGGACAACGACTCTTCCAAAAACTCGACAATGTTGCCAGTCTTCTTGGCCGACATCAAGGTAATCGGGCCGATCAGCCCGTGCCGGCCTTGGTAGGCTTCAGCAAACTTGTCGGCCAAATCCACGATGCTGTCGTAGAACTCGTTGAGCGCCGAGTGCTTGGCAAACGACCGAGTGTTCAGATGCACGCTGTGGGCCACATCACGGGCCAGAAACAGCGTACCTACGAAGTCAGCGCAACTCATTGAGGCATCTCCTGCATGGGCATTTCGGCCCGCTCTGCGATAGCCATGTCGCCAGCGGTCATCACGTCGCGCAGCGTCTGCATCACGACCTCTTGCACCTGCTCGGGCTGCATGCCGGCCGCCACAGCCTGCAGACGCCTTGTCTCAGCCTCGTAGCTCTTGACCTCGGCATCCGTCTCAGCCTTGAAGCGGTCAATGTCGAGCTTCTGCGCCTCCATCGACTGGTTGACATTCTGCAGCATGCTGGCCATCTGCTGCATCTCTTGGGCCATCGCCTCCATCTGCTGGTTGGCCGCCTGCAGTGCCGGGTCTTCGTCGCTGTCGCTGATGATCTTCGGATCAATGGTGCGAGCAAACCGCTTGGCCATTTCCTGCGCGCCAGGCCAGTCCATGTTCTTGACGAACAAGTCGCCGGCCACTGCCCACAGTTGCGGGTTGGTCTGCAGCAACTGAGCCATCGCCTCCAAAGCCTCTTGGCGTTTGGTGGCGTAGCCCGGACCCGTCACGACCACCACGTCGTACTTGCCGACGCTCGGGTTGTAAATCTTGTCAACGACGATGCCCTGCTCGTTGACAATCTTCTTGACCGGCTCTTGCTGCATGGGGTTCATCTTCACCATGCTGGACTCACCGTCTTCGCCGATGATGCGTGCGATGCGCTGCGTGTCGTAAATCTTGGGGATCAAATCCACCAGTTGACGAGTAACATGACGCACAGCCCGAGCCAGATTATCAACATAGTGGTACGTCCCTGTGTCTCCCTCGCGCTGACGCGCAAGAATGGCCTTGCCCGACCGCTCATTGCCACCGATGCCTAGCGAGGCGTCGTACTGGCCGGTCGTGGACTTGATGTCCTCAGACGCGCCCATCTTGGCCTGCAGCAGCCCGCTGGAGGCCATCGGAGGCTGTGCCCGCTGGGGTAGGGGCAGCATGTTGCCCTGACCGTCTGTGACGTCTGGATTAACCTCCAGATACGGCCAGTTCTGCGTGTTGGCAGTCTTCCAGTTGTTCTCGTAGCCCTCGAACTGGCCACCGTAGCCAATAAACGGCGCCTTGGGCGCCAATGCCAGCATCTCGGCTTCTTGGCTGACCCAGTAGTTGTACATGCGCTGCGCATCTTTGGCGTTGCGCACAATGCCGCTGATGTACATCCGGCCTTCGATTTCAAACTCGTTGCCGACGACCCGCACGACCGGGATGTACTTGCCGGCCCACTCGCGCTCTTCCAGAATCTCGTAGCCGTTGATCTTGCACCACTTGATCTTTTTGCGGTCGGCTTGGCGGCTGCGCAGCGGCTTGCCAAACATCATGCGCAAATTCTTGTCTTCTGCGCTGCCGTCGAATGCCGTTTGATTACCGGGGTACAGATTCAGTGTGGCGCGGTCGTAATCGACGTAGAAATACTCCGCGATGCGGACCGTGTTCTCGTTCAGCCATTGGCTAATCGATTGGTCCCCAACGCCCAAGCTCATCAGCGTGGACATCGGCGCTGCGTCGGGGTACACGCGCTCGTACTCTTCGCGCGTCATGTCTTCCGTAACGAAGCACCACTTGGCGTCCGCGCCGCACGGGTCTTGGATCGTCGGGTCCATGTAGACCGAGAACGAGTTGCGCACCCGCACGATCTTGATGTCCTGATCGAACGTGTTGTCGTCGCAATATTCGGTGATTAGGCGGATGTAGCCCTCGCCGATGGACACTTGGTTCTCGCAGGCGGTGTCGTAGGCCACGTCGGCGTCAGAGATGTACTCAATGTGCCGCACCACGCCGTCGAAGATTTCTGCGACCTCGACGTCGGCCTTGTCGTCCGCAGGGATGACCTTGCCGCTCGGGCGGTTCTGCCGCTGGTCGTTGGTGACCTGCCGGACGTGCTGGGGCAGCTTGTTGATCGTCAGGCAGGGCCTGGCGTTGATCGTCTGCCCCTGCACCGCACCTCGGGTAGCCAGCACGTCAGCCGGCCACTGGAAGTGGTTGTCGGGGCTGCCGCTGTAGAAGCGCAGGTCGTCGATCTCGTCCTCGCGGCTCTCGGAATACGCCGAAATCGCCATGTTCAGCCGTGCGCGGGCTGTGGCGAGGACGTCAGATTCGCTCTTGGCGCGTTTGCTGCCGCCGTTGGCGACCGCGCCGGCGGCTGCTATTCCCGAATAGTCTTGAGGCATGTCACTTCTTACCCTTCGGGGCGGATTTTGCCGCAGATTTGTCCGCTGCCGCCCTCTGCGTGGAGTACGCAATGGCCACGGCTTGCTTTTGTGGCTTTCCAGCCGCCACTTCAGCCTTCACGTTGGCCCGAAAAGCCTTTGGAGACGCAGATTTGACGAGTGGCATGGTTTAGGCTCCCATCCAACTGGACGACACGGCCCCACGGTCGTGGGTGCGGAGCGTGCGTGGCCGCTCGACGTACTCACGGTGGGCGACGGGAAACGCGAACGTACACGCCAGCGCGTCAGCAGCGTCCGGTGAGGCCAATCCGCGTGATTTCATGTCCTTTTTCGACTCCAAGAAGATGGTGCCGCTGCTGTCAGGCTTCGTCTTCGGGCCTGTCAGGTCCGACTTCAGCGCCTTGTCGTCGGGCACCGACGCGGTTCTGAGCCAGTCCCGCATCGCGCCCCACAACTCGGCACGTTTGTTACCCCACATTATCGGGTTTTTCGACTTCCAACCGAAGTTTACCCCGCGCACCTTATAACGCTGCTCTACCAGCCTGTCAAGAATGCCGTACCCCAGACCGCCCTCGTCCAGCACCACCAGCGCCGGGTTGTACTCCTCAATCGCTTCGATGACGTGGCCGACCACCGTCATGGTGTCGTCGCCCCGAAACCGCTTGAGCGCCAACAGGTCACGCCCCTGCCGCACCGCGATGACGGTGGAGTCCGCGCCGCTGCGCGCGGGGTCTACACCCAGCACGATAGAGGCGTGCGGGTCTTTGTAGGCGGGTCGCTTGGCGGCTTGGGCGACCAGCGTCGGGCTGATGAACTGGTCATCACCTTGGCTCGGAAACTCACCGTACACCTCGACCTTGGCCTGGTGCGAATCCTCGCCGTACTCCGCGATGATCTGCTCATACACCTGCTTGTCGGTGTCCTCGACCGTGCGGCTGTCGATGTTGCGCGTGCGCCAGAAGTCGCGCTTGGCGTTGAAGCACTCGTAGAAGTACCCGGTGTTTCGACGCGGGTTGCTGAACGCGCACCAGAACCTGTGCGGCGTGTTCTCGGTGAAGAAGCCCTGCGCCACGTCCCAGATCGCGTCCGGTATGCCGCTGGCCTCATCGAAGATCAGCAGCACGCCGTCGCTGTTGTGCAGACCGGCGTAAGCGTCGGGGTTCTCCTCCGACCACAGTCTGCCTTCAGCGCCCCAGTACCGCGTGCCCTTACGCAGGTCACGCTCGACCAGCTCGGTGAGCCATTTAGCCGGCGTGATGCGCGTGGCGCTGATCTCGAACCAGTGGCTGTTCAGCATCATCGCCAGCCACTTGGTGATCTCCGACCAAGTGATGCTGCGTAGCTGCGCTTCGCTGTTGGCGCTGACGATGACGCTGGCGCCAATGCGCGTCGTCACCATCCACAGCACCAACCAAGACACTAGGGCCGACTTACCGATACCGCGCCCTGACGCCGTGGCCATCCGAAACACCTCGAACGCCTCGCGGGTGCGGTTGGCCTTGATGTGACCGGCCATCTCCCGCAGCACCTCGCGCTGCCACTTGCGCGGCCCCTTGTGGTCGGCCAACGGCGTGTTTGCTTCGCCCCACGGAAACGCAAAGTTCACGAACGCCTCTGGGTCGTCCTTGATCTTGGACGACCACAGTTGCGCCATCAGCGCCTGCTCTTCACCCGGTCCGTATTTCGGCTGCTGCATGGTCAGGAATCGTCAGTTTCGTTGATTGCGTCTGCTGCAGGCGAGGACTGGCCGGCTCGATGTCGATTACATCCGTCTGCGCGTTGGCGACGCGGGCGTTGGCCTGCTCCAGCGCCAGGCTGATGCTGATCTGCTGCGTGGTGTCAACTTGGATGTGTTGCGTTGCGACCCACGCATGGCGGTGTTTCAAGATGTCCATCGCCGCCTTGGAGTCGCCCGCCAGCGCAGCGTCGCGCACGACGGTCGCCATCTGCGCCTCCTGATCAGCCCAACCCTTTTGGACCGCAAAGTCCGCAATCGGGTCCATTTGGCATAACCGCCTGAACTCAATGGGCAGCAGCCCAGCGTTGAGCGCCAGCGCGTCACCCTTTAGCCCGAGCTTGGCGCTGTTGTAGAGACGCTCCAGCACCGCCTCGGTCGCCTTGACCTCGCGCACTGTGAGCGGCAGGGATTTGAACGTCATAGTTTTAAGCGTAACACATTAGTCGGCAGTGTGTGGCTACATAAAAAATTTTTAGAAACGCAAGCAATTGTTTTGCAGTGTGGCCAAAAAATAAAAACTGTTAGCGAACCCTTCGTTTTTGTTGGCCCAGGTCGCCGGCCCTCCCTCCCCTGGCTCCGGGCTCGCTGGCGCCGGCGCGCCGTCCTGGTCGCATGGGCTATATGGGCTATGCCCCGGCAGGTCAGCAGCCAGCACACAGGCCATGGGCTAGATGGGCTATGGCCTAGCTAGTCGGTAACCATGGGCAGCATGGGCCATGCCCCATGAAGCCGGTGGATACGGGGATCGGGGCTCGGTGACGCCCCGGTAGCCCGTCATGGGCTATATGGCCTATGCCCCGCACCCCCAGAAATCGCGCCGTATAAATTACATATATAAGCCATTACTTATATTTATCCGAAGTCTGGTATCAGATTAGGTCATTGCCCATTGAGACCATTCCCTCGAGCACGCCGTGACCCCAGCAGCGCCACAAGCGCCCCATGGGGCATTGATGGGCTAGATGGGCAATCGACAAGAAAGCGCTTTACATGCTGCAAGACAATCCGTTACACTCTAGCTGTCGACCAACCAACCAGGAGCAAACCATGCACCAATTCATCGTCTTCCGTCGCGGCCACCAGTACATCATCCACGCCGAGACCCTCGTACGTGCGATCCAGACCGCCATGCTGCAAGCCGGTGGTGTGGCATGCGATTGGACGTGCCATCGGCTTGACACCTATCCGCAGCATCTGCAAGCCCGTCTCACCCTTGAATCCGCCACCATCGGAGCCTGACACCATGCGCCGCTTCGCTCTTGAAATTGCTACCGCTCTCATCGTCACGTTCTGTTTGTGCTATCCGATAGCAGCCTACGTGTTCGATTGGCCCCGCTAACCCCCTTCCATCGTCAACCCGTAATTTGTAACTGTAAGGAACCCGCACCATGAAGATCAAACCCGCCCACGTCCAGCACATGCGCGACGCCATCGCCAATGCGTGCATTCGTATCGGTATCGAACGACTGCAAGAGCATCGCGCAGCACTTGCCGCATGCGAAAACGTCAAAGACCCCGCTATGCGTTATCGCTGGGATCTTTTTCGCGCTGCTGGATTGACGGCTTTTGCGTGCGACACGCTGTACGCGTACGCCAACGATGAGCATATAGATACGGCACTTCGGCACATTGTTGGTATCTGAGCCTTCCCCGTCGTCAACCCGTAATCTGTAACTGTAAGGAATCAACATGGCCGGCTTTGTCTTCTACGATGGCCCTTCCCTCATCGATGGCGCGCCCATCATCGGTATCGCAGTACTGGAGTCCGCCAACATCAAGACGGGCAACATGGTTCAAACCTACATTCTGCGCGCCGATATGGCGCCCCTTGCCGCTATCGCATCGGGTGACGATGTCAGCATCTGCGGCGACTGCGCGCACCGCGGCGACAAAGCGACGGCGCGCAAGCGGACGTGCTATGTGGACGTCGCCAAGTCCGTTCAATCCGTCTTTGCCGCATGGATACGCGGCGCGTATCCCTCCGTCGCGCCATCGGACGGCGCGCGCATCGTCGCAGGCCGCGTCGTTCGCATCGGGTCATATGGCGATCCTGCGGCCATCCCCGCGCGCCACTGGAAATCCCTCATTCGTCGCGCAGCTGGGCACACTGGATACTCCCACCAGTGGCGCCAATGGTTCGCGCGCGGACTGCGCAGCATCGTCATGGCATCCGCTGATAGCGCATTGGATCGCGATACGGCGCGCGCCATGGGATGGCGGACGTTCCGCGTACGTACCGCAGACGAACCCTTAGCGGCGCGCGAGATAGTGTGCCCAGCATCGGACGAAGCCGGCTTCAAGCGCCAATGCATCACATGCCAAGCATGCGACGGCGCCGCGCGCGGATCCGTTCAAGCCTCCGTCGCCATCGTCGTTCACGGCGCCATGGCGCGCCACTTCGCTACTGTTTGACGCATCCGCCTAAGCCCCAGCATCGGGGCTTATGGGATGCGTCAACGCATCGTCAACTATCGGAGTCCCTCCAATGGATCAAGATTCACCCTTGTGGCGCGCACCATGCGCAAATCACCCGGAATTGTCCGTCACGGTATCGCGCACGGTACTCGGCACGTATCGCATGGTATTTCGCGACGACGAAGCCGAAGCCGTTATCGAAACCCGCATTTTCAATTCGACCGATCGCGCGAACGACTATGCGCGCATGCTTGTTAATCAACCCTGAAAGGAAACCGCATCATGAAAACTATGCTCGCACGCTATCCCGGCACGTGCGCCCGCACGGGCGCGCGGATCAATCCGGGAGACCTAATCGTTTTTCTCGGCAAGGGGCGCGCGTATCTGGCCACGGAGGCTAGCGTATCGCTCTATTCCGATATTGACCCGGACATAGAACTAGAGCGCTCAATTGACCCCGAACTAGCGGAGTCTGACCCCG